GCTGGATGATATTGCCTTCCTCATTTTTAATAACGCCCAAGAAATCTTCCGGTTTGTTAGTCTCGGACACAGCGGGCATAGCGATCTTTGTTGTGTCCTTTTTACCGCGAGAGATGTACGGAGTACCAGCTGGTACATTTCCAACTTGGGTAGCCGTAGCCATAAGCTGCGGAAACGAACTAACTCGACCAGCAGCTTTCTCGTACTTAGATCCCAAGTGCACGACCTCACCACTTTTGGTTACAAGGTGAGCCGAACCACTGTCATCAACTTGCACAGTGCCATAGAAACCTGCAGCAGATACTCTTTCGCCGACAAGGTCGCCGAGCATAGTAAGTTCGGATTCAGTGCTTTCTAGCTGTCTTTCGTTGGGGTCAGAGTAAATGGTTTTTTGTTTTAACGCTTCGGCTTCGCTCTGCGCTTGAGCATCAACTTTGTTCGCTTCAGCGGCTCGCGACTTAGCGTCATCGATAAGGCGTTGGACTGTCTCAGCAGTAGCAGAGCTGTTGGTCTCACGCAGTCTCTTCGCCACATTCTCCAGAGCAGAAGCGCGAGCCTCAAAAACCATAGCAAGTTCCGACTTCTTGACTGGTCCGAATTGTGTAGCGCCGGAAGTAAGACCACCCAATGCACCGCCGATAACTCCAGCAGTAAAGATTTGGTTTACTTGTTCAGCAAGCGGAGTCTCTCGGTTCAACGACGCATCTTCCAGTTTCATCTGGATAGCTTGGTCGAGTGCTTCTTCAACTGATTCATTAAGCGCACCGCCGAACGTAGTCTTTAGGTAGTTCTTGTAGGTGCTGCCAATCGCCCCACGGAGGGCTTTGTTGAAAGCGGCGTCGGTAACAGAGGCAGATTCGGTCCGCAAGTTCTGGTAGACGGATTTAGCTTGTCTGTAGTTAAGTTTATCAACAGGTACAAACTTACCTCCGGCAGCAGCAACGGCCTCATCTGTCTCACCGCCGAGCATCGCACGGATACGTTTAGTGGCGAGATCTTCAACACCGCCCCTGCCCAAGAAGCTCATGCCTGTAGTAATAACACCAGTAGACAAGCCAGCAGCGAGTGCGTAGCCGAGACTATCCTTGTGCTTTTCCTCGTGGCTCATGTCATCCGGCAACTGATTATAGATCGAAGCGTAAGTGGACGAAGCCGAACGGACAAACGAAGTAGTAAACAGTGGTGCGTTCTCAGCGAACTGAGTACCCAAACTACGACCCATCTCTTTGATCGCCGTGCCTGTACCGCCCTCACCACCAACAGTAATTGCGGATTTAAACGCATTAGCGGCTGTCTCATCAGCAGTAGACAAACCAATTTTGGCAGCGGTTCGGAGCGTGGTCCTACCAGTAGTGGCACCAGCTTTTGCAAGGGTCTTGGCTCCTGCGAACAAGCCGCCAGTACCGATAGTCAAACCGATGTCTGTCGCAACTTGAGGGATGGTGTTAATGATTTCAAAACCCAATCCGTATTCGTCGCCAAATAGACGGGAGTATTCACGACGACGAGCTTGATCGTCCATCATCTTGCCCATTTCTTTAACGGCCCATTCGTTACCACTCAACGCGGCAAGACCGAGCGGTATATCTGCGACCGTTTTGAGTGCGCCTTTACCAAACTGTTCGAGGCGTGTTTCAAAACCACTATAGTTATTGGAGTCACTAACCCACGACTTAACAAAATCAGTATCGCTCTTACCCTCAGACTTGGACTTTGCTAGTGCCGACGCAGCTTCTGGCTCCTCATCCAGAATGATCTTGAGTAGATCCGGTGTCGAATTTTTAAGGAGTGCATCACGCTGAACACGAGCCAAACCCTGCTGCTCCTTATTAAGGGGAGCAGCGGCAAGAGCTTTTTCAAACAGGTCGTCTTTCGGCAGCAAAGCGGACGCAATAAGCGGATTACCCATCGAGTCCATCGAGATGCCCGTCTCCGGTCTGTCTGCGCGGTACACAGGACCAGCGGCAGTAGTCACCAACGCATCGCTAAATTTTTCAATTTCAGCGGCAGAAAAACGTTTACGGATATTTTCATCTCCGCCCAACACATCAGACAGTTTTGTATCAAGTGAATATTGCGGCTCCTCTTTTTCTTCTCCCATTAGAAAACGACCAGTACCGACAATAACGTCTGCAAGTTTCGCAAATGGGTAGGTAACAGCAGTCTTAGCTCCTTGTAGAATATCCTCACCTAAAGTCTGTTGGCTCTCTGTGATCTCTTGTTTCTTTTGAGCGGCTTGCCCTGACAGTAGGTCGTTAATGCCCTTATCGGTTTTGGCCTTTTCACCAACAGTACGGCGGAACATTTCGTAACGAGCATTCTCTGAAGAATTACTCAACCCGCCGTTAACTGTGCGTACACTATCGTTGACAGCAAACAAGTCCGACGTAGAGATAGCGCCAGCTTTGATTAGTGTATCAACCTCACCAGCGATCTTATCAGGTCCAGCGGTCGGTCCGGTATAGAATGAACGTGTACCATCATCCTCGTCCACCGCGACAACACTATAGTCGCCACGATCGGCTGCTGAAATACGGGCATCGCGAACAAGTTTACGGTCAGCCGTTACCCCATCAACAACTGTACGAAATTCTTCGGCACGATCAGGCGCAACATCTTTAAGGGCGAGATAGTTAGTGAGTGCTTGCGTTCTGGGATCTTGTGATTGCGGTGTGCTATTGGCTTTTAGATGTTCAAGAACAAACCTAGCATCCGTAGCTTGGTCGCTAACCGAACCAGCGATACCACTCACCTTGCTTTTCACCTCATCCTCTGAGGATTCTTCGGTCAACACGCCGTCCTCATATAGGCGATCTTGAACGCCTGACACAATTTCATCATCAATCTCTTTAGTTAACTGTCCTGCTTTGTAGTAACTAGACCTAACATAGTCTGTGTACTTCTTCAGGTTATTTACCTGATCCGCATCGAGTTCTTCTTCGTCTTCGGACCAGTCGTCGTATGATTTAATTTCCAGCATGGTGGGAATTTGGTGTGTTGTTTTGGTTATGGTGTAATGAGAGAGCCTGATGGCTTTTTAAAGAGAGATCTAGGACTTTGTGTCTGCTGTTGTTGTGCACCGCCAGTTAGGATAGACTTTGTATATTCGTCTCTAATCTTTCTGGCAATACCTAATTTGCCCATTGCTGTAGCTCCTTCAGCTTCTTTCTGCTGGTCGGTGGAGCCGAAGGTGGAGATAACGGTATTGACTTTATCCTCGCTTCCTTCGTCCTCAAAAGCGTCGATCGGTTTCTTACTGTAGTCGCGAGCCAGTTTAACAGAACCCAGACCATCCATGATATCTTTAGTAAGAGCGAGACGATCTGTTTCCGCTTTGCTCCTGCGTCTAGAGTTAACGCTTTTTTCAGCAGCAGAGAAAGCAGATTTAGCGATTGGATTATTAGTGATTAGTTCTGCATTCGCAACACCGAGGCGACCAATAACAAGTGGGCGATCTTCTTCTGGTACTTGAGTCATCGCGTAGTCGAGCTGTTGAGACAAAGCGGAAGCACCTTGGATATTACTACGAGAGCTGGCAGCTTCGCGCCTAGCATTCTCTAGTTGGAGGCGAGTGATCTCAACTTTTTGTGCGTTTGCGCGGACAGCTGCCTCATTAAAAAGATTTGTTTCTAGTCTCTTGCGCTCGGATTCAACCATACGAACCTGAGTATTGAAATCAATACCACTAGATTGCAAGGACTTGAAGTAGCTACCGACCATCGGCTCCACATCTCTCTCATACGAGAACTCGTCTTCCGTAGTGTCTTGTCCGTATTGTGCCATAAAATTACTTATTGCGTTTTTTGGCCTCTTCGCGAAGAATCCTAAGCGCCTCAGCAGCCTTCATTGACGACTCACGTTTTTGTTCAGCACTCATTTTAGCATACTCCTCGTCGGAAACCATAGACCTACGTTGCTCAGTGAGCGCATCACCTTTCCGGCGTGCGATCTCAGCGGCTCCTGTTTGATAAGCCGCCTCACCTTTAGCTTCACTATAACGACGAAAAGACTCAAGAGGAGAAACAATAGTAGCTGCAAGTGTACTAACCGGACTATAGTTCGGGTTGAAAGCCTGAACTGGTGTTGGTACAACATCTCGTACAGCCGCTCCTATAGTCGGTGCAATACCAGCTTCGTTGCGTTCAAGAATTGCTTCCATCTTCTCATCAAACAGTTCTGGGTTCTTGTTGTACTTGTACGCTTCCAAAATAGGTTCGGCCACTTGAGCAATATTACCGAGACGGCTAACACCTTTTAAGACTTTACTGCCGAGTACCTTTCTACCGAAGTCGGCGGCTTTCTGTGCCCCGCTTCTTTCAGCTGCCGCTTGTAATTTTTTAAGTGCGTCAGTTGATTTTGTTCCCGCTTTTGCTTCTTTTTGGGTTACTGTCGCAAGACCTTTAGCTAGAGGAGATCCTTGAGTAGCTCCTTTAGCTAGTTGCTGCATTTTAACAGTAGCGCCTTTAGCTTTGTTATACTCTTCGAGGAGGGATTTAGACTCCCTACCTAACGAAGTTCGCGTGCGACCACCAGCTTTGGCTATAGTATCAACTTCTTTTTTAATAGCGCCCTCGCTATATTGGCGCATAAGATCGGCTGCAAGACTTCCTCCTTGGGCTGCTTGGAGTGCTGCGTTCCGACCCCCCTCGTTAAAGCCAGTAGCTCCGGCGACTACATTACCAACTTGTTCCCTAACGGCTTGTTCTGGGGTTTGTGTTGGCAACTCGGCGGCGGCGGTCTGCGTAGCTGAAGGTGGTTTAGGAGTCGTCGGTGTAGTCGGCGCACCAGCAAGTTCCTTCGGCGGACCATATTGTTCCGGCACTGTTTTGAGTGCTTTATCTCGTTCGCCAATTTCTTGCAGTCGTTTAAACGCGCCCTGAACAGCAGCGTCGGCGTCATTGAAAGACAGTCCAGCTTTAACACCAGCTTGCATGGCGCGTTGGCGACCTTCCGGTGTGTTGAGGGAACTCTCCGCACCAAAAGCCATCGACTTACTCATGTCTTTATCGAACTGCTTCAAAGGGTCAGCATCTAGTGCTTCTTTACCTTGAAGTTTACGCACGGCGTTCATCTGGTCAAAGCGTGCTTTGTCGCCGTAAGTCTTAAAGCCGCCCAACATTTCTTTATCTCGCCTACGGGCTTCAGCAAAATAACGTTCAGCTGGCGTGGCTTGAGAGAAAGAGCGTGCTTCTTCACCAGCTGCCACGGCTTGCTCCTCGGTAGCGCCTTCAGCTTGGGCTGCACGTTTAGCTACATCCGCAGCTCTAGCGGCCATTTCCGCCGAGTCTATTCTCTTTTTCTCTTCAGCGTCGGGGATATTAGGTCCGTATTTCTGCTTGCGTTCTTCTCTTTTAGCTTCACGAACAGAGCGTTCTGCCGCTAATTGCTCTTGTGATTTATACCCTAATTTCATAATGATTACCAGTTGTAGTTACAAGCCCACCATTTGGGCGTTAGTTTGTTCTTTTCGGAAGAACAGTTCATCCGAGACTTGAAATTAGCGCGACGTTTCTCGCTCTTGTGTTGCAGGAAATCCTTGTATCCGCGTTGACCGAACTTCAGTTTGCGCACCTTGTCTCCGCTCTTCGCCAACACGACATATTTTTTAGGGTCTCCAGCAGGGGCCTTCCTCGGCTTGTTAAAACCGGAAAACAATTCACCGTGGTATTTGATCTTACCGTCGGGGGTTCGTTTGAATTGAGCGGGCACGAGGGAGATACTGGTTTATTTTTGTCAAGAAATCAAGCAATAATTTTCTGACATTGAACTGGACCCTGTACCCTTTATCCTGTACCTTCTTGCCTGATGCTCAAAAGTGTGCACATCGCCGGATACAGGATACCGATTAAGGTCAAGGATCTGGAAGACACGTACGGTCAGTACATACCGGACAGCAAAGTCATTGAGCTAGACAGGAAGACGATACAGGATGCGAAGCTCTTTAAGGAGACGCTGCGCCACGAGATGGTCGAGGCTGCGCTGTACCTGTCAGGTGTCGCATACAGCGATACCTACAACCAAGAACCGATCGTTCGCGCTTTGGACGAACTGTTTTGGCCCGCTTGGCAGAGGGTCAGCGAAAAAATGTAAAACTGATTTTTCTAAAGGCCCATATATAATTCTCTAGCCTTTAGGTAATTCATAATAACTCATTAATTCATATTGATTGAATTACTGAATTATTATGAATTACCACACTTCCTAGAACTTTTCAAACTTTTCTGACGTGCGTCTCCTGCAATTCACTTGCATTATGGTTAGGCAAATCTGTACCCGATCGACCACATTTCGCCGCTGTCGTCGTTCGCCGACAACAAAGTTGCTTATATTGCAACTTACTTGCGTTAATCGTACACCAGATGGGCGTGCTTCGACCTACTGACTACGTCAAGATCCTTTAGAGTTCTCGGCATTGATGCGCCAAATAGACCTGCCTCCGTCTTCTTGGGTGGGTCCACCGCAAAGAGTCCGTGCCGCTGCCTTGCGAGATCGAGCGTGATAAAGGCAGCATCCGCGATGTCCGGTGACTGCCCCATCCGTTGCTTGAGTTCGGCTTTGGTTTCGACTTTGACTCGCAGGGTACCGGATTTGACCATCTCGTAGCGGCGAACGCACATCTCCTTTGCCAGCGTGTCCGAGATCCCGCGCAGCTGTTGTGTGCGCAGGAACTCCTTGCCGACGAACCAAAGCTCCGACACGCGGTTGGTGTACAGCTCCTCGCCTGTGAGTCTGCTGTTCATGCTTACCCGTCTGTCCGAAGCCTTGCCGCCGAACTGGACGCGCAGGAATTGATCCGACCATTCTCCGGCAAGCACGTCACAAAACGGAGAGCCAGCACCAGTCGAGTCAACCGCTACGTTCTCTGGCTTGATCCCTAACTTCTTACACATGTCTCTAATTTGATGGACAATCTGATATGTCCTCGGCACCGCCTTATTGGTAGCGTCGTCATTCAGATGGTAGTAGTCCTCGAACTGTGCGCCGTACTGTCCGTCCGTGAACTGACCAACCCTCATTGTGTACAGGATCGTTCTGTCGCCGCCGTTGGTGAACGCAGGGTCCACTCCAGCAAGCAAGGTAGTAGGCCCGACAAACTCCGTACGCTTCATGGCACTAGCCTTCAGGATTTCGGACTCGCCGTAGATACCTTCTGCCTCATCGCTGTCGAAGAACACGGCACGCACCATTCGCATGTAGGCCCTACTGGTTTCGCCCAACAGTGCCTTATCCTCCGCAATCTTCTCGGTCGTCGGCAGGAATGGGTAGACCGTGTAGCCAGCCGCCACATTGGGACTGCGTTCGCCGTCGAGTCGGATGTACTTACCGCCCCACTTTGTGACCCACTCGTCGTCTACTTCCGGTGTTATAGACTCCCAACCGCCTTTTGGCGTAGACCAGATACCGAACGAATCAAACCTACTGGCGGGGTTGGATAGACCCTTGAACTCAAATCGGGGGTTCTTGCTCAAGTTGGCAAGAGCGGCTTGCTGGATAGCCTCACTAAGTTCGCCCAACTCGTCGCCGATCAGCAACACATGTTTCTGTTTAAGACCGATGAACTTGCCGATCGCCTCTCGCGTACGGCTCTTCTCCGCCGCAATGAGGGAGAGACCAGCCCTATCGAAGGTCTGACCGTTCTCATCAATGTAGTTTGCCGATCCGATTGAATCCCGAATATTGATCGGGGCTCCGTCAATGACGGATAGCAACGAGATAACCGAACCCCAGATCCGCTTACGGGCTTCCCGCAAAGTGGTGCTGGTCATCAGAACAAGGGTGTCTCGCGGCTTCGCTAACCATGTGATGATGCCATAGCCAGCGAGGGTATGGCTCTTGCCGCTCGATGCAGCACCGCCTACTGCGAGATACTTGTTGTCGATACACTCCCGAATGATCTGTTCTGCCCAAGGATGCTTGAGGAACATGTGTTCTGGTAGGTCGTCTCTATTCCACAATAGATCAGCAACCCGCCAGAAGTAGAACTCTTTGGCTTTGTTGGATGGGTGGTTAGCGAAGCCCCACAACAATGCGGTAATCGTATTGGTGATCGGAATTAGGAAACCCCCGACGTCCATCTTGTTGCTAGCAGGATCAATCCTCGGTTCGAGTACTGAAGTTGTTATCTTGTCTGGATCGTATTTTCGCGGTCGGCCCATGTGGGCAACATAGCTAAACAAAAAAGGTTTGACAAGTAATTGTTTTTGCCGTTATGTCGGTCTTAACGATGCCTAAAGCAAAAGAGAAAAAGCTGTCGCCGACCGCAGAGCTACGCCAAACACAAGCTGAAAAGCGTCAAGCCAAAGCAGCGAAAATCCAACGCGCCATTGAGATGTACAAGGGCGGCGTAATTAAAATGCGTATCGCCGAAGAGCTGGACATCAGCTTCGATACCGTGTGCCGTTGGCTCAAAGACGTTGTACTCGACACACCAGACGAAACCGAACCCTTTGCCAAGAACCTTGAGGAATCTACAACCGCTGTGGTAGCCGATGCCAAACTGGCAGCACGCGATCAAGAGCAGCAGTCGTTACTTGAGGTGGCAGAGAATCAGTCCAGTCCGGCGGACAAGTATCAGGCTTATGTCGCCGCCTCTGCCATTAAAATGCTACGAGACAATCTAGCTAACGTCAGGGGGCCGCGAACTGTACGGGAACTCAGCGAGCTAGACCAGCTCATCCGGCGCAACCTCGGCCTCAATCCGAAAGGCGGCAGCGGTGGGTCCGGTTCGCTTACCATTGACGTCTCGATCCTCAACAACAGCAAGGCAACAAACGGCGGCTCTACTTCTGTGGTCATAGACGCGGAGGAGGCTGACGATGATTGACGCAGATTTCGAGGGCGGTTCATTGGACAACGTTGAGGATGCCATCGCCCAACTGGACAGCGCAGGTAGGCCATACATCATGTTCCTTTTATCTACAATGACCGACGGAAGAATCATTACCCAACTCACGCCCAATGCGAAGCAGCTGTTTAGGGACATGTACGAGGAAGGATCACTAGACGAACTACTGGAGACCGCGCTTTATGGAGAGGAATGAGGACACCGTCATTGTCGGAATTGACAACGGAATAAGCGGTGGCTTATGCGCCGTCGGCAACTGGAGCGGCGACGTTATTGCGTACACAGCAATGCCCACCAATACGTTCGATGGCAAGACCGAAGTCGATGTCTATGCTGTGCTGCGGTGGCTCCAACCCTATTGCAAGAATCTTGTTGTCTGCATCGAAGAGCCTTTGAAACACGCTAAATCCTCGCAAGCGATGCGGTCCATGAGCATCTCGTTCGGCAAGATCATAGGCGCGTGCGAAGCGAAACAGTATGCAGTGCGCAGGATACAGGTTAAGGAGTGGCAGGATGTCATGCTCGGCAAGAGACTTGCGAAAGGCATGACCAAAGTGACTGCGCTCAAGAAAGCCAACGATCTGTGGCCTAAAGAAAAATGGTTTGCGTCAAGCCGCAGTAAAATCCCCCATGACGGAATAGTTGACGCCGCTCTAATTTCCCGATACTATAGGGACACCGAACCATGAACCGCACATACATCATCGACGCCCTCACGGCTATCCTTGAGGACATCCTCCGCTACAAAATGAAACTGCCTATGGCAGCAGAGCTTGAGGCGTTCTTTGAACCAGACGAGTTTGAGGTGTTCCGTGACATGGTCGGTCAAGAGTTTGATTTGCCGGACGACACCATCGTTGATTCCGCTCAGACCTTTAAGGAACTGGTAGTCCTTTTGGAGGACGAACTTTTCCAATAAAAAATAATTGACACCCCGTCTTTTGTCGGGTAGGTGGTTGGTCGCCATGATTAATACCGTAGGAGCAGGAAAGGGGAGCACCCCTCGCAAAGTAGACCTAACCACTTATTATGAAAACTTCGACGACATCTTCCGAAAAGGGAAAACAGGACACAGCACTGAAAGACACAATACTGAAGGCTCTGAAGAGCGAGTACTTCCGGAAACTCAAGAAGGAGAACTGGCCCAACACGCCGGAACTGACCAAGGAGATTAACGATCTCGATACAGCAATCAGAAATCGTAAGAAAGAAATTCAAGATGAACACACAATACAATGACCCCAAAGGAAAAGCGGGCTCCCTTAAAGCCCCATTGGGATTAGTCCCTCCGTACGCAATGGAACAAACCTCATGGGTCCACAAGTTGGGCGCAGACAAGTATGGTCCGTGGAACTGGCGTGAGACTGGCGTTTGCGCCAGCACTTATGTCAACGCGATCCTGCGCCATCTGAACGCATGGCGTGACGGTGAATCACTGGACCCTGAATCCGGTATCACGCATCTGGCACACATTGCCTGTAGCGCGAACATCCTTATGGATGCAGAGTACTGCGGCAAGCTACAGGATGACAGGAACAAGCGACCCACTAACAACGAAACTGAGGAAGGTTCTCTGGTAGTGGGTGGGCTACTGACAGTGAGTGAGTTCGCTGACCTTCTTAAATGGATTCGTGACGAAGACGAAGACTTTTGGGGTCCGCTTGACGAAGACACCGTACCAGAATACCGCGTCCTTAAAGAAGGAGAGTTCATTCAAGAGGGCGATGAGTTCTTCGATGAACAAGTTGGCGAATGGAAAGAGACGAGCATATTGAAGGATATGGGGATACAAGTGGCATCCATTGATTTGTACCGCCGTAAGGTCGCAGATTGCGACCTTAAAGAAGACACCGTACCAGAATACCACGTCCTCCTGAGAGAGGGCGATAAACTACAGGACGGTGATGAAGTGTATGTCGGTGAAGACCACTGGTTGCCTGTGTACGTTTCAGATTGGATGACGCCTTCAATTGTCCGTAACGGAACCTACCGCCGCAAGATCACAAATTGTGATCTTAAAGATAAGGTCGCAGATTGCGACCTTGAAGATGAATGTAAATGCGGTCGTCGTAAAGTTCATCATTGGCTTTACGGGTACATCTGTGAAGACTGCGACATCAAATATCCAGACCCACAACCATGAACAACGACCGACGAATGAAGATCAGCGTGGAGATTCCACATGAAGGAAGCAAGATGGAGTTCACGTTTCCGCGAGACGCTCCGCTAGAGGAACTTGTCACAGTGTTCCGGACAGTCATGACCTATATGGCATGGCATCCCGATATCACTGAGTCCATGTTCAAGCGGGATTTCCTTGAGGACAACTGCATCTAATATTTCGCCCCTTTAGTATA